ATCGTTTTACCGCCTGTTGGATTTTCTACTTGAGCCAATGCTTTCAGTACATCCTCTTTTAATTTAAGTATTTCTACTTCATTTTGGAGCTCTTCCAGTCTACCTTGGGCTTGAGCCATTTGTCGTTGTGCCAAATCTCTACGATGTGCACCACCAAGTGATCCCTCTGTTTCATCAATAACCGCTTGTAAAGCTGCAATCTCTACTTTTATAGCTGCAATTTCTGCTTTTTTACCTGTCAAATCATCAGTAAATTCATTTAAGAAACCAATCGCAATACCAAAGCTTCGTGCAATTTTTATTCCCTCACGTAGAATTTCAACAAGCTCTAATGCAACTGGTATAAGTTGCGTTCCTATTTCTACAGATAAATCAAAAAATTCATCTTTTAATGCTTTTGTTTGGTTGGTAAAACTATCTGCGGTTCTAGCTGCATCACCTTGAGCATCTTGTAAACCTGCCGTAATAAGATTTAATCTTGCTTGAACCTTTTCTGCATTTGTGACCTCTTTAATATTTTTTGTAATACCCATGCGAAACAATTCTTGTTTCAATGTTGCTTCTGTAATTACAACACCAAATCTTCGAACCGTTTCATGGTTTCCAACGATTGCGCTTTGAAAAGCTCTCATCGTTTCAACATCATTTGCATTGTTAAATGATGCTGTATCTACTGCTAATTTTGTGAGTGCCACAGAAAGTTTGGCTGCTTCGCCTCTAGCAAACCCCATTGGAACAAATGTATCTTGAACACTTGATGCCATTTCTTCTAGTTTATGAGTGCTACGACCTACAGCATTTCCAAACTCATCTAAATCAGAAACCACTTGATCTCTAAATGTGCCAAAAACGACACTTGATTTAGCTTGCATTTCCTCGACATCACCTGCCAAGTTGATTGCAGCCATACCCATTCGACCAAGTTGCCTAACAACAAGCGCACCTGCCACCGCACCGATTGCAGGACCCATTCTTTTAAAAGCTGCTGCAATACTGCCTGTTGATTTATTAACATCACGTTCAACACGTTTGAGCTGTTTTTTTAAATCGCTCATATCCGCTTCTATACGGACAAGTAATGTATCAACAGTAGTTGCCATTAATCAGGATACCTTTCCATCAAGTCTTGTAGTTCATCTTTATTAAGAGGTGGCGGCTTACCTCCCGAATGAAAATCAGCAAATCCATTAAGGGCTAAATGAAATTCAAACATTGACATATTCCAAAAATCATCTGGTCTCATTTGCATTTTACCAAGACCTATTTCAATATAATCATTCCACGGAAATTCATCTATCCCTTTGCCGCCTTTTTTACCTTTCCCTCGTCATTTCCTCCACTTAAAGCTGTCCCTATAATTTCTCCTACAGCTTTCATTGCCTCTGCTAATCCTGCATCCCAGACCGCATTTTGAATATCTTTTGTAGAAACATCATTTCCACCACCCTTGATAATTGGATGTAGAATATTCACCATTTCAGTTGTGGTTAAATCACCGTCCGTTAAACGGCCTAAAATCTTGACGATGCCTGTGTTACAAGCTGCCTCAATTCTAGCTATCCCGTCCATGGTCACTCTTGCTGTCCACGTCTGATCCCCTAGACTCAACTGCATTTCTCCGCGCTTTGGGTTTGTCACTCTTGACCTCCTCTGTTTCAATTTCAAAAACTTCGCCACGACCTGCTACATCTGTAACAGATGTTACCTTAAATTCTTTTCCATTTGATGTAATAACATCACCTTCTTGGAATTTTGCTGCACAAGGAATGGTGAACATTGTGCCACGAGAATGACCTGCAAGCATGGTCTCATTAAAATGTATTGTAACCTTTTCCCAAGCCATTCTCTAAGCTCCTTAAACTGTTGCGAATGTAAATGCGCCAGAATTTTCAAGTGTTACCGAATATGTCACTTCACCGTTATGTTCTCCACCATATTCTAATGATGCGACCATAAACTCACCTGTGTATGTTCCAAAATCTGGTACAATTATTTGAAAATTATGAAAATCACTTGCACCAAAGGCACTTCGCAATGTTGCCTCTGATGCTGCATCTGTGAACACACCAGAGCCACTTATTGTCATTGATTGCACTCCACCGTTTGCCAATAATGCTCTTACACCAGAACTGTCTTTTGTTGTTACATCTACCGCTTCATCATTCAATGTTAATGAAGTTGATCTTAAACCACCTATTGTGGTGTACGTATCACCTGCTGCCGCAGCCGTATTATCTGCACCAATTTTTAATAGTAGGGCTGAACCTTTTTGTGCCGCCATGTCTTTACTCCTTTAGCTGTCAAACACAACGACACGAAATCTCATAACCCCATGCCGTGTTAAATTATCATTTTCCACTAGTGTTGTCGAAAACTCTTGTCGAATATTCACCAGTGAAGCACCTGATACAGTTATATCAGCATTATGCAGGTTTTCATAGACCGATTGCATAATCTCTTTTATCTCACGCAATCCACGATATTGTGACCATACATGAATTGTTTGAGTATGTTCTATTCCGTCTAAACTTTTAGTACCATTATTGGCTGTAGTTTCTTCGCCAATTAATACATATGGATAGGCTGTGCTTTCATCTGCATTATCAAAAATAGAAACCGATGCACCTGATAATCCAGTGGTATTACCATCTAATTTACTAAATATGGCTTGTTGCAATGGAAATGAATGCAGAGACATTATCTTTTCTTAGCTCTAACTGTTTTATACATTTGTCTAATTTTGCCCCTATTTTCTTCTAATGCAGGTTGTAGAAAAGGTCTTGCACCCATTTGACTTGTGCCAAATTCTAATGCCTCTGAATAAGCAGCCCTACTTTCAACAGATGCACCTAATGAATCTGCATCAATTACAATATTTATATTATTTACTAAAAACCCTGTATCAGTATTTGGTGGATTGCCTTCTTTAGACGCAGTATGAGTACGTCTTGGGTTATATTTCTCGTATACCCTTCCAGAACTTTGATGGCTTTGTATAGATTGCACTGCGGTATTACGAACCAAATTACTACTTCTTGCAATGATTTCTTTCATCTGTTTAAGATAATCTGGAAAAACTTGTTGGTTTTTTTGTTTTCTAATAACCTTTGCACTAATTTTTGTCATGTTGGCACACCTGCTCCTTCTTGTGCCGCAATCTGCATATATCTAAATTGATTGTTTATATTTTTTATTCCCTTAATAGCAAAAACGCGAGTGTGTTTAATACCATCCCTAAAATGCTCTTGAACAATTCTATCCGCATGGGATAAATCTCTGCGATACCTTATCATTATAACATGACTTGTGACTTCTCGCATTTGATCACCGAACAGATTTTCTTTTGCATCTTTAGGCATAATCTGTGCAAAAATGTCTGCTACCTTACTAAATACAACTGTTGAACCACCACCACCATCAGGAGTTTTTGTAAATCTTTGTATTGTAAGCTTAGAACGCATCTTACCAATCGACATCAGCTAATCCCTGTTCTCAAAATATTGGCATAGGGATGAACTCCTAAACGCATAATCTTATATGGAGACAATAACGTGTTTAGTATTTTGGGCAACATGGGAGGAGCATTGCCCTCTTGTTCACCCCTATGTTCATACGCAAATGTCATATATTGCAACATTGCTAATTTCAAATCAGATGGGACATCACTTCTTGCTGTGCCAAAACCTGCTGTATAATTTATTTCTAAACCGTTTGCAGCCCTAAGATCAGTCGGAAATGTTCCTCCATCCCTAAGATAAATACGTCCAAGATCACTGACATTATCAACATAATAATTTGATGTAGCCCAAGTAGATTGTGTATCTGAGTCATTATAATAATTAACACTTGTTACTGAAATTACTGGTGAAGCTGCCAATTCTATATAATTAGCATAGGGTCTAGCAAGCACACCTGTTCTCACGCCTTCATATAATGGATCAAGGGTTGCCGCAGAAGTATCTAAAAACTGTTGAACACTTCTGGTAATTAATGAACGTCCAGTAAATTTTTCAACGTAAAGTCTAGCCGCTTTTATAAAAGTAAGAACAGGTATATCGTCAACATCATCGTCAAGTCTAAGATGCTCTTTTGCCTCTTGTATACTGATAGGCTCAATTGTTGGTTCCGTTGTTACTTTTAATCCAGCCATAGCCTACCATTCCCTGTTTATTTTTGAGGAGCTTTACCACCTTCCCAAGCTTCATTGACATTAGGTGTTGTTGGATCATCACCTTTTAATTGACCTTTTTCGTTTCTTGCGCGTTTTGGTGCTTTAGTTTCTGGAACTGGTGCATTGCCACCAATTTCATTTGCTAAACCATTTTTAACAAAATACTTAAAGACTTTTTCTTGCCATGCTTCGGAAGAATTATATTCTTTGTTTGCTTCATAGGTCATTGTTGCAGCTCCATCTGAGCGTGAAACACCTACTGAATTTTTTATCATCATTATTTTCATACCTACCTCCTAGTAGGAAGGGGAGCATTACGCCCCCCAAACCATAAACTTATGGATGCTCAAGCACTCTCATTGCTTCTGCAAGAACTACCTCTCCACCAACTCTCCTTCTGGCAATATAACGAACATTACCTGATGAAGCTTGACTGAATGGGTCGCGTAGAACTGCAAGAGCTACACGGTCTACAATCATGTACCCTCTACGATAATCACCAAAGATGACTGATTTTGCGGTTGTAGCAATGTCAGCAACATCTGGTGCCTCAACATATGGGTGTCCAAGAATTGTATTTGGCATACCTGATTGCCCAGAGAAACCAGTTTGGAAAAGATATTGACCTGCAGTATCTTTCAGTTTCCTGATTGCTCCAAGTGTTGCGCGGTTCATCATAAATGTAGCTGAACGTGCATACTCAGATTTTAAACCGTGAACTAGGTCGAAAAGATCATCTGCAACAATTGATGCAGCATTAGCCGCAGTTGTAGATGAAACTGTTGAACCGTTTACGATTCCTGTTGGTTTATTTGAAC